TGAAGGAAGTCATCGAGCCAGCCGTCGAGGAGGTCGTCGAGGAAGTCAAGGAAGAGATTAAGAAGGAGGAGATGTCGAGCGACCTGCAAGACCTCACTCACGAGATGGCTATCGCCCTCGAAGCTATCAATACCCGCCTCGCCAAATTGGAGGAGGCCCCCGCAGCTAATCCTGACCGGGTGCTGCCCAAGCAAGAATTCAAAAAAGAACTCAACCCCGAACTCAAGGGCGTTGATCGCGCATTCAACATCATTTCAAATTTCTCATGAAGTCCCAGAAGTACAACTTCGATATCACGCTGAGCCCGGACCCGTCTACATACGCCGGCGAACTCGCGCTGCCCTATGTCACCGCCGCCGTCACCGGTGCGGAGACCATCGCAAACAACCGCTGCCGCCTCATTGAGGGCATCGTTCACAAGGCCGTTATTGAGGACTTGTCTTATGACGCCGGTCTGATTCAAGGCGCCTCAAATTGCGCCTTCGTCGATGGTGCATCTATGACGCTCACCGAGCAGGTCTTGGAGCTGTCCGACTTGAAGGTCAACGAAGAGATTTGCCGCGGGACTATCTTCCCAACCTACGTTGGTGCCGCTGGCCGTATGCGCCGTAACGGTCAAATCCCTCCCGACTTCGCGGAGTTCCTCTTGGCTTCTACCGCTGCTAAGGCTGCCACAAGTGTCGAGACCCTGATGTGGGGTGGAGCTTCTCCGTTCGGAACCGGTCTGCTGTCCGCGAACGGCACCTTCGACATCACAAACGTCCGCGCTTCCCAAATGGGTGGTTTTGCTGAGTTCGACTTGACCGGTATCACCGGCGGACCAGTCTTGACCGCTGCCAACATCTTGGAGGCCCTCGACGGCGTCTTCGCTGCCGCTGCCGCTACCCCCGGCATCTTGAACAAGCCTGGTTGTGGATTCTACATCTCTTACGAGGCGTTCGCATTCATGCAGCAGGCTATTGCCCAGCAGGGAACGGACGCAGGTTACAACCGTGACTTGAAGACGGTGACCTACCTCGGCTATCCCGTCTATCCAACCGCCGGCATTCCTAACACCGCCGACGTCATCGCCTTCACCTACCCCGAAAACGTCGTGGTCGGAACGAACGCATACACCGGAAACGAGGCCGCCGCTTTGATTCCTGTCTATCAGTACGACGGAAGCGACAACGTCCGCGTAACGATGAACTTCGCTGTCGGTGTTCAAGTCGCTGTCGCTGCTGACGGCGTTGTAGGATTCGACTTCACCGCATAATACATGGCCTGTACTATCACCCTCGGACGCGCATTGGATTGCAAGGACGCTCTAGGTGGGTTGTCGAAGGTTTACTTCGCAACCGACTATGAGGCGAACCTTGTGACCGCTGCCGGCACGACGGGGACGGCCACAGTATCAGGCACAAGCCAAGAGCTTTTCACCATTACGGATTTGCCCGCAATGGAATTGGCTCAATTTGACTTGCGCCCGGATCTTTCGTCTTTCACCGTCAATGTGCAGAGCGACCCCGCTACGGGTGCCTCGCTCTTCGAGCAGACGTTGAACCTCGTCTTGCAAAAGCACCAAGAAGCCGATCCGGAAACGCTGCGCTTGATTAGCCGCAATCGTTCCCAGATTTTCATCTTGGACAACAACGACAACCTCTTTCTGTTTGGTGCTACCTACGGGATGGACATGAACGGCGGCACCCTGACTTCAGGGGCTGCACGGAATGAGATGTCGGGCCACACCTTGACCTTCACGGGTCGGGAGGCGGCACCCTACTATCGCGTAATTGATACGACCGGAGCTGGTACGACGAACTATCCGTTCGACAACATCACAACCCCTGCGAATATCACCTATACGGTGCAAGCTACTTTGTAATACCACGGGTTAATCTCCGTTGCTTTGTGTGTTTTGGGAAGGGGTCGCCAATGGCGGCCCTTTCTTATATCCGGTAGTAGATGATCCTCGTCTTTCAGAATTACAGCTCCGATATCGAGAACACGATTTACCTCACCCCGAAGGAAAAGCGGGGCGCGGCGAACGTGGCTCTCTACGGTCCTACTATTCAGGCGCTGGGGTTGGAGCTGACGAGCCTCACAACGGACAAGGTGGTCATGGTCAACGCCAAGACGCTCACGGTAACGGACCGGTACACGACTTTCGTCTTCGACTCATCCGATACCGCCGGCGATACCTCCGCCGACCTGAGCGGGGCGCAATGGCCGGAGGGCTTCATCCAGTACCGCGTCGTCGAGAGGGCTTCCTCGTCCGATGTGCGGGCCATCACTTCCACGGATGTCATCTTAGAGAAGGGATTGGGCTACCTTACGCGTGGCGGACAGACGGGAATCCTACTCACCGAGGCCGGGGCATACCTCGCCAAGGAAGACGGCGGACTATTATTGACAGAAGATGCCACGACAACGACGGAAGCGTACCAAGAGACAACCTACGAGTCCCATCCCGACGCCGCCTCAACCTTCACGTACTATGAGTAAGCACGAGTTTAATGTGTTCGGGTTGCCTACGCACGAATTGCCCCTCTTCCAGGAGAAGACCGGGCGCGATTGGGTCGACTATGGCTTCGACAATCTCTACGGCTCCTACCTCCGGGACCTGTACCTCGGTTCGAGTATCCAAGCTGCCGTCGTAAACGGCGTCTCGGAGATGATTTACGGCGAGGGACTGGAAGCCACCGATAGAGAGGAAAAGCCGGATCAATGGCTCAAGACACAGAAGCTCTTCGAGAACTCCGACGACGATATCCTCCGGCAGTTGTGTTTCGATTTGAAGCTGTACGGCCAGTGCTACGTGCAAGTCATTTGGAACCGCGTCCGGACGGAGGTGGCCGAGCTGCGTTTCTTGCCCGCCCATACTGTGAGGAGCGGCATCGCCGACGCTCAAGGGAAAATTGACTGTTACTACGTTAGTCCGGATTGGAGTCGTATGCGGGAATCCCGCTATGCCCCGATAAAATACCCGGCCCTCGATCTTGAGGATAGGACCGAGGCGGCGGTGGTGTACCAAATCAAAGCCTACCAACCAGGGATTTTCTACTACGGCCTTCCCGATTACGTCGGGGCTACGAACTACGTGGAGCTGGATAGGGAGATCAGCACGTTCCACCTCAACAACATCAAGAACGGCCTCTTCCCGTCGATGCTCCTTTCGTTCAATAACGGGGTGCCTACGGACGAGGAGCGCCGGACTATCGAGCGCCACGTAAACGACAAGTTCTCGGGATCAGGCAACGCCGGGCGTTTGCTCATTTCGTTCAACGATGGCAGCGATTCAGCTCCCCAGTTGACGCCGGTCAACCCCAACGACAACGATGGGATGTATGAGTTCTTGGCCAAGGAATGCACGACCAAGATATTGGCCGGCCACCGGGTCACGTCGCCCCTGCTGTTCGGTATCCGTGGCGACGGCTCCGGATTCGGAAATAACGCCGAGGAATTGCGGGACTCTTTCAGCCTGTTCCAGAATACGGTAATTAAGCCCTACCAGCGGACCCTCTTAGATGGGTTGCAAGTCGTGTTCGACGTCAACGGTATCGACCTCGACTTCTACTTCTCTACCCTCAAGCCCGCCGACTTCATTGATGTGGAGGCGGTCAAGGCGCAGACGGTAGACGAACAGGAAAAAGAGGGCGTGGAGGTAACCCAAAGTTTCAGCGCACAAGACCTCAGCCAAGCGGCGGAGTTTCTGATCGCATTGGGAGAGGACGAGGATGAAGAATACGAGCTTATAGACGAGCGGGAATACGACGAAGCTACCGAGGCCCAACTGGACGCCCTCTGGACGTTTGCGCGGGTCATTATTCCTGAAGGTCCACGCCCTACATCCGGGACAAGCGAAATGGACACCGACCTTATCCGGGTCCGTTACAAGTACGCCCCCGACACCGCCGACGCTAAATCCCGCGAATTCTGCCGGAAGATGGTCAGCGCAGGACGCATATACCGCAAGGAAGATATTGAAGCCGCTTCTAACCGTGCCGTTAATCCCGGATGGGGACCAGGTGGAGCGAACACCTACGACCTGCTGAAATACAAGGGCGGCGGATCGTGCCGTCACTTCTGGCAGCGTAGGACATACCTCAAGAAGAACAACAAAGCAATCGACGTCAACGAGGCCAAGCGCATCATCCGCGCCGCCGGCCCCGATGCCGAGCGACTCAAGCCACAGGATCCACTCGTGGCCAAGCGCCCGCGCGATATGGTGAACCGTGGATTTTTGGAACCGCGTGACTTTACAACTCCGAGATAATGGCGAACCTCATCCTCTTTATTTCTCCGGCGAAGCTCAAGAAGGAGACCGCCCTCGGTGGGTCTGTAGACGACGAAATCCTACAGCCCTATATCCGCCTTGCCCAGGAGATGCATATCCTCCCCACGCTGGGGCAGTCGCTATACGACGACCTCAAGACGAAGGTCCAAGCCGGAACCATCACCGGCAATGACGAGACCTTGATGGACGACTATATCGCTCCGGCCCTGG